CCAGAATAACCTGATTCACCACTATAACCTGATTCACCACTATAACCGCTATAACCACTATAACCTGAATAGCCAGATGTACCTACTCCACTAAGGTCGTCAGTGTCCCACCAAAGATCGCCGTCAACAGCAGCAATAGGTTCGCTTGCACCGACATATATGTCTGCACCAGATTGACCAGAATATCCCGAATAGCCAGATGCAGAAGCTATACCGTCTAAACCACTAAAGCCAGAATATCCACTAGTACCATCTACACCAAAATGTCCTGAATATCCTGAAACGCCCGAACCTGAATATCCTGAAACGCCCGAACCAGAGTAGCCGCTTATTCCAGAATAGCCAGAAGTTCCTGAAAGTCCCACGAAACCAGAAATACCGGAATAGCCACTTTTTCCAGAGTAACCCTGAATTCCAGAACCAGAAAAACCACTAAATCCTGAATAGCCTGATGACCCTGCTCCACCTACATCATCTGTGTCCCACCAGAGGTCACCAATTTGGCCAGCACCAGGTTCATTCGGCTGAACATATACATCAACATTTGCCTCGATTGCAACTTCTAATTCATCGATCTTACCAGCAGTGATCGTATGAGCTATCAAAGAGCCAGCTGACCAGTCTTTTGCTAGTGTACTTTCAGCACCTCTGACAACAGTAAAAGTGTCGCCCGAAGACCAAGTCATCGTTACAACTTCACGAGTTAAATCTTCTGAAGGGCTTCCATAAGTTGGAGACCATATAACAGCACGAAATGCGCCCGTTTGAGGAAAAATCGGTCCATCACCGGCGGCAACTGTTAAAGATCCACCAGCTGACAGTAATGGGCCAGCTAAGGTTGAAATCCCAAAGTTCTTATTTTTTAAGAAGTTCGTCATTTATGAGCCCTTAGGAGCGGGCCCATGCACGCAGAGCGTCCGCTAACCTCCCTGAAAATCCTGCATCTGCTAAATAGGCACTCCAGCGATCGCCAAGAGTGCCCACGGTTGCATCAAAACCATTTGCTGTAAGAAACTGGTCTTCCATATCCGCCATTGTCCCAGTATAACCTAAACCATGAAAGTAGTCGGCAACTATATCGTACTTGTGTTGTCTTTTAGCTGCACCAAGTTTCAATTTCAAGTCATCATAATTGAGGTTTTTAATGAGAATCATTATTTCTTGCCCTTTTTCTTTCCGTACATGTGCTTCTCCATAGCAAGAGCTTCAGCATCAGAACCTGAAACGTGTTCGGGAAGGCCTTTAGTAGTAGTTCTCTTTCCTTCCTTCTTCCATTTACGCAGGACCTCAGGGTGATGAATACCAAGATAAGCAGCTTGAGCTTTAGATTTCACAGGCATTGTATTCTCCAGTTTGTCCAAATTGAACCAACAGCAATTTCGTATTTTAGATTTAACTCTTCAAGCGCTTGAAATACTTCAAAGCCTTTTGTTACGTTATTAACTGAACCAGGCTTTACTGGTTGACAATCGTGACCACAAATGAGCTTCTTGCATTTTGGTAGCCAAGCAGTTATATCTTCTTTGACCGCCTCTTTACTATGATCTCCATCAATAAAGACCATATCGATAGACTTATCAGCAAAGAATCTAGAAGCGATAATACTTTCATTTCTAATAACCTGCAGATTATAAAAGTGGCCTACGTTATTCACAAACTCAAGAAATAGATCGTCTGATTTTTCATTTTCACCAGGAACACCAACAAAGTTGTCAATAGCATAGACTTTGCCACGACAACCTAAAAGAAGTGCCTGTGTTGATCTACCCTTATAACAGCCAACTTCTACAACTGATTCCATTTCACTAGATGTTTTGAGGAGCCATTGAAGCTCTGACTCATACATGTGCCCTGGAATTTCTTTCATAAAATTTTGCTATCCCTAGGTCCTCATTTATTCATCGGCAGGGAGGACTCCGCGAAGGCCGATCCAGATGTCACTTTGCAGGATAGCGTGAGTGACCAGCGATTTATTGGGTGTGCCACTTCTGGCCAAGCCTTCTAGACCACTAGTAAAGGGTTGGCGGGCAACAGTTAAGCGCGCACTTACTGTTTCACCCAAGCTCTAGGCGGTGGTAGCTTACCGGTGCTGCCCATCCACAACTACCGATTCGGTTTAACCCGTTTAGCGCCGCCACGACTTATGCAGCTAATGCTGCTAATCTTCGACGTTCTCTATTTGTTTTTGACATAGGATTATTCTCACCCTTATTTCGACCGTCAGATTGAATATTTCTATGAAGTTCTTTTGTTTCTTCTGACATATTTCTACTATTTAATTGCTGTTCACGTCTAGTAGACCATCTAATGTTGCCTTCGATGTAGCCTAAATCGTTGTTTATTCTGTCTATCGTATATCCATTAGGGCGAACACCAATATCAGATATTAGATTTTTAAGACCCTCTACTGAATATGAATATCGAGGACTTATTTTTAATCCTCTACTGCCATAATATTTCCACCAAAGATTATCTGTTTCATCATTTGTTGGGTTGATTCTAACATTCATCTTGTAAAGAGAAACAGAAGTATAAATCTCTTCTTTAGTGTGATTTTTTTTAATTATTACTGCTTTATTACTTGGAGCCATAATTTATCCCTCCAGAATAAATTGCCACCTGTTTATCAGCTGGAGGCAGAATGCTCGGTGGCCCAGCGATTAGAAGCTATTTACAGCTTCCTTTCGGTTTCGGTTTCTTCTTGAACATATTTCCCTCCGTAATGTTGTTCGTCTAAGTACTTCTCTATAATGAGGGCTTCAGCATGAGTTAGTTTCGGTCTCTTTCCTCGTAAACGGGCATCAGAGATCTTCTTTATAATTGCTGAAGCCTTTTCGCGGTCGTACACTAAACGATGCCGACATCAGAATATGGAAGTCTTGTTTCCCAAGCAATATCAGCAATCGATGTAGCTCTGTCCGACATTATGGCTGCGTAGCGGAACGCGTCAGCCGCGTTTGAAGCCCAATCGTGTAGTGGTTTGGTACTAAAAACTTGACGGTCCTCAGACCAGGATCTCTTGTAGTTCTCTAGAGACTTTAGGCCGTCCTTACATTTCTCAGCATCAAACCAGCAGGTTTTGAGCAATAACTTTGAAGCTTCTATTCCATCATCTATTGAGAGGTTTGGGCAAATAGAGAATCTAACACCTAAAGCCATCGCCTGTTCCCATCTAGACTTTCCAGTGCCAAATTCACGAACTTTAATGTCATGCGGGCCTATGAAACCGTCATCGATTGAATAGACGTAGGGCTTCTTCGCCATGACATTTACATAGTGTCCTAGACCTTCTCCTGAGTTTTCATAGAAGTCGATGAAGCCGATCTGATTTCCATTTCTTTGAAAGAACCAGATCGATGTAGCGTCTGAGACTCCAAGATCCCACGCAGTATAGACTGGTAGAGAGGGCACCCAATCAAGTTTTGTGATTCGTCCTTCGTCTCTAGCTTGTAGTATTGCTTCCGCATAGTACGCGCCTTGTAGTGATGTAGCGAAGCTGCACAGATATTCGGATGCATACTGCTCGTCGGACATTTGCTTCTTAGCGCGTTCTAACTCTTCTTCAGGTATGATGCCTGTATATGTTGCTGGGAAAATCCAGCTTGCCCATTCAGAATCTGATTGAGCATAGACATATTTGTCGTATAGATCGTTAGCCATTCCCTGAGGTGTGCCACAAAATACGATTGTGCCCTTGCGGTCAACCAGTGTCGGGCCTAAAACCTCAGCATAAATCCTTGGCGAAAATTGCGCATACTCATCACATACTATAAAATCTGAGTACAGACCGCGGAGACTCTGTGCATTCTCTGCTCCCAGCAGCTGGATGCATGCGCCATTGGGGAGCTTGCATAACAGCTCACTCTCATTGAAAATTGTGCCCGGGATCACTCGTGTGAAGTCTTTGATGTATTGCCAAGCAACTCTTTTGGCCTGAGAATAGAAGGGCGCGATGTAATAGCCCCGAGGATTCTTGTGCGGACAAGTGAACACTGCTTTCAACAGTGCGTTAATTGCCCAGATAGTCTTGCCAGCCCGCCTGTGAGTGATGAGGACATTCCAGCGCTTCATCTCCGTGTGCACTTGCAACTGCCATGGGCGCGGGAGGTAGTCTATTTTGATTGTGCGGACACTCATTTAGGCTGCTCTAGCCAAGCAATTTGAATCTGAGTAGTTGGGTTGACCTCTTCAGGACCAAAGCCTCGATCCTTGCCCAGCTTCTCTAATATGAACTTTGTAGCCTGAAAGTCAAGCATGTCTGACTGACGGTGGAGAGACCTTTCAGCATTGTCAACTAGCTCTTCACGGACATCGGCAATTGCTTGGGCAAATTCAGGGTTTTCGGCTATCCATGATTTAAAGGAAGCTCGGTTGATGCCCAGCGACTTGCACGTCTTACCGATGTGACCGTCACATTTCCGAAAGGTCTCTACGGCCGTCTGCTTAAGAGCTACAGCATTTTGCTTTCTCTTGTCAAGCGACTTCTGGCGCTGCTCTGCCGTGAAGCCCGGCTTGTAAGTCTTTGATTTCTTTCTGGGAGGTTTTGTCGAAATGACTGTAGATATATTTTCATCAAGTTGCACAACGGCGGTCTGAGACTTTGTCATGTGATAGATTCTCCGGCTTGTCGCAGCTGTCTCGCTGCATGGCGGGTTATTGTAGAGGCTTAAGAAGGTCCTATTAGTCTATAATTGCTGCATTTTCTTAGATGTAAAATCTCACCATTTGTAGTCGTTGATTTGAGCGTTCCATTCGCGATTGGGAGATAGCCTTTTCTTAAGATGCCAGCGTCTGCGTGATGTAGCCATGTTGTCTCGTGTTTTCATTGATGGGTATTCTCTACCAGGCCTGACCTTTGGCGTCACATTAAGGGTGGGCTTTAGTTCTTTCACCCACTTTTGTTCTATTTGCTTGCCAGTAATGGAGCGCAGGTCTTTTCTTTCACTTACGATTTCGAGGATAATCAGGATGAAAGAGTCTCTTCCATGTTCATCGTATTCTTTCTGTAGCGCAGGAGTGACGCCCTTGTCCTTTCGTAGACTATACATATGAGCCTTGAAGCGTCGGTTGATGTCAATTGAGGAGCCTACGTAGCAGTTGCCAGTTACCGTGTTGAGTAGTTTGTAGACGCCCATAATCACTGGCGATTCAAATCCGTGCAGATGCATGTTGTATCTAGTCATTTTCAACCCTTTCGATCGTGTTGTGAGAGTCTGCTGCTGCTGCAGAGTGAGCACTAATTATGAGAAGCACTGCTGGCTCTAGAGCGACTACCTGCAGCGTTTTGCGGTGACGCGAGCACACTATCGGCTATATCACGTAAGGCACTTGCCGTCCGCAGTGCCTCCACGATACGCCACAGTGGGAGCCCTCAAATGGAGAGCACATTAGGAGCACGATGCGATGCGCGGGCATTATGGGGCGTATCGACGGGCATTATTCGCAGTGCAGCGATGTAGTTTAAGATCTGTTCCCTATGAATATAGAGTCTTCCGTATGCCTTCATCATTCTCCTTGTTAACACCCAGAGACTCTCATAATGAAGCACTGCTACGAGTCGCTCAGGCCGATGCACATCGACTCGCAGTGCTGATAATGATTATCACCCGCCCGGAAACCGTAATGAAATTCATAAAAAGCGTCACTTAGAGCGCTCATTGTGTAGAAAGGGTAATGAAATCAATCGGGAGAGCACTGCAGGCACTAAAAAGCTCGGGGCAGAAGTGCGTCCACAGCGTCTCCAATGCGTCTTCATTGCAAGAGTGCGCATGTATCGTATGTTGTGTGATATTGTATCGAAGTGAACAATTTTGTAAGTGTCTTAACAATAGTGTTAGTTTAGTTACTATAGTGTTAGTTTGTTTACACCATTAAAGAGTATTAGACAGAGCCATGTGTTGTGTATGATTAGTATCAACTGATAGTTTAGTTTTATGTGTTAGTTAAAGGGTCAGGATCGAGCCAGCCTCTGCCCTCATTCCGTTTGTGCAGCACACAGATCGCATATAAAGATAGAAATATTTTGTCGCTTTTTTGTCGCCCTGAACATCGTATTGCACTTATAGCACCGCACCTTTTTAGCACTGGGATCAGTAGCCGACTGCTTAGCCTGTATTACTGGTGAGCAGATGTGATCGTTGACGTAATACTTTTCACATTTTGGACAACGTTTAGCCATTTATAGTCTCCTTATCATGAAGCAATATAGCCCGGTTCATCAATTGATAGTTTTCGCCTACGTTTAGCCATACATTCAGTGCATCTTAATTGAGGCTCTACACATGCGCCCCATCCTATTGGTGGATAAGCCTCAACTTTATAGTCATCAAATTCAGCTTTAGTTGCTTTAGTTGAACCACAGTCTTCACATGTCCATGTAATAGTGATCATTTTCATTTCTCCATTATTTGAACTGGACCGCAGTCAGTCATGTAGATTGATACAGTTGGATAAGGGCTTAGATCTATAACCTCTTTAGTTGGCGAGTACTTAGCCATTAACCGATTGAGAGCCCTTGAGATGTCCATGATCTTCTTGTCAACAGTTATCGTGCTAATGGGAGTGCCGTTTTTGTCTTGTTTTACTGCTTCGTCGTTTATAAATGAAAACATGCCGTCGTGTATATTCCGTATATCTCTCAACATATTATATGCAGTAAATTCATCAATCATTACGTTCTCCTTAAAGCAGCGGCCAGTTTTTGTCTTGATCTGATATCCACACTATTTCAGTTGGCCATTTAATGTTGAGTTTAGGGTCGTCACATCTAGCGCCCCTATAGTATTCTGGATACCATTTCTCACTTATGAGATAGTCAACGCATGAG